TGATTCGAACCTTGCCATCTTTAACGAAATGGGAGATCTCACAGGAGGCTTATTATTTGCAGCGAAGAAATTTGGTTTGAAGTTAGATGCCAATGAAGTTGGTTCAATGATAAAATTAAATCCAATTAACAGATTGAAACCTATTGAGCTTGGAGTAAGCAAAGGTGCACAAGAAGCTTTTGAAGTTGCTACTAAAAATGCAAAAAATAGTATTAGAGATTTACAAGTGAAATACAAAGGAGATATGAATACTAAAGATGCTTTAGATGAACTTCAATATCTTTTAAAATTTGAGGGTGTGCCAAAGAAAGCACAACTAAAAGAAATTAATGCTGCTTTAAAAACAGCAAACCAGAATCTTAAAATTGAAGATGTAAAAAAATTAAATAAAGTTGTTGGAGAATTTAATACCAAAGCAGGACCCATGCAGACAAGTAAAACACACTATGGTGGTGAAGGAAATTATACTCTTCAAGGTGGTAAAGATTATCGAGAAACTATTTTTACACTATCTGAAGATATTCCAACAAATGCCTCTTTAAGAAATAAAGGTGGTCACTTTACTGATGTTATTGGAGACACTAATAATATTTATCATATTAGATATGACACAAGATTTACACCTGAGGGAAAAAAAGTATTTATGATTAATGAAATACAATCTGATGTAAACCAGAGTATTGCAAAGTCACTTACTAAAGCACAACAATTAGAAGGAACAAAAAGATTAAACCCTTTTAATGCAGATATAGAATTAAATTTATTAGTTTCACAACGAGCTAATTTAATTAAAAACATGGATGAGGCATTAGCAAGTCAAGATGTTGGAGCAGTGAACTCATTTGCAAACTCATTAAAAACAATCAATCAAAAATTAAGAAACTTAACAACAGCTAATTCTTCTTACAACTCTAACAGAAAAGATTACTTCCCTATGGTTGAATCAGATTCTTATGGAGATCATGCTGTAAAATATCTTTTACAAAAAGCAGCACGTGAGAATGTTGATTATGTAGCCGTTGCCCCGTTTGACAAATTAAGTTTTAGACAAGGCTACAAAGCGGGTAATGAAAGATTTTACGGGTATGCAAATGGAAAAGGTATTGGTAAAAAAGGTAAAGCAGTTCTTCCAGATGTAATGGGTAAGATTGCAAGATTTTATAACTCAAAAGCAGGACCAACTAAGATATCTCTATCAGATCCATCAAAACCATATAAGTCTGTAACAAGTGATAGATTTAAATATCCAAAAGAGCATCCATTAAAAGGAAAAGAAATCAAAAGTACCTACCACAGTAGTGCTGGTATGAATCCAGAAAAGGGAAGCAAAAATATTCCAGAAGGAGATCCAAGGTTGTATTTTGATGCATTTGCTATTAAAGTATCACCATTAATGAGAAACACACAGAAAACTTACAAGTCGAAAGGCGGACTTGTAGTAGATATGTTTAAAACAATAAGGTACAATTAATCATGGCAGTAGAAAAAGTTACAGAGGAAATCAAAGAAGAAGAAATTACGGAACAACCTGAAGGGTTGCCTGTCGATGTTTCTGTAGAAGGGGAAGAAGAAGTAGTTGAGGAAAGACCTCAAGATGATTTCAATGCAAACTTAGCAGAAAGTATAGATGAACGTACCCTTAAAGATATGGGAATGGAGCTTATCCAAGAATACAAAAAAGATAAAACTTCAAGAAAAGAATGGGAAGACGCTTACATTAAAGGTTTAGATTTACTAGGAACGAAATACCAAGAGGTTACAAAACCATTTAAAGGAGCTTCCGGTGTCACTCATCCATTGTTGGCTGAGTCTGTTACACAATTCCAAGCACAAGCATACAAAGAATTAGTACCATCTGATGGCCCTGTACGGACACAAGTTGTGGGCTTACAAACACCGGCCACCGAACAACAAGCAGATAGAGTAAAAGATTATATGAATTTCCTACTTATGGAGGAGATGGAAGACTACACAACTGACATGGATCAGATGTTATTCTACTTACCACTATCAGGCTCGACATTTAAAAAAATATATTTCGATGCAATGTTAGATAGACCTGTATCTAAATTTATTCCTGCGGAAGATTTAGTTGTACCCTACTATGCATCAGACTTAAAAGATTGTGAAAGAATTACACATGTATTCAAACTAACAGCAAATGAAGTTACAAAGAAAATGGCTGCAGGTTTCTATAGAGATATTGAACTTATAGATTCTAACTCAGAGCCAGATCAAGTACAAAAAAAATTAAATGAATTAGAAGGTATCAAAGGAACTGGATCAGATTATTTACATACGATATTAGAAATGCATGTAGATTTAAATCTTGATGAGTTTGAAGATCAAGATAAAAACGAAAAGAAAATAAAAATTCCTTACATTGTTACAATTGATGAAGGTTCAGGAGAAGTCTTATCTATTTACAGAAACTATAGACCTGATGATCTTGGTTACAACAGAATAGAATATTTTGTTCACTACAAATTTTTACCTGGTTTAGGTTTTTATGGGTTTGGATTAACTCACATGATTGGTGGTTTATCACAAGCAGCAACACAATCACTAAGACAATTGATTGATGCTGGTACTCTTAAAAATTTACCTGCTGGATTTAAGTCTAGAGGTATGAGAGTTAGAGATGATGACCAGCCAATACAACCAGGAGAGTTTAGAGATGTAGATGCACCTGGTGGAAACATTAGAGACCAGTTTTTTAATTTACCTTTTACCGAACCATCACCAACTTTATACAACCTTATGGGTTTTGTTGTGCAAGCAGGACAAAAGTTTGCAGCAATAACTGATAATAATATTGGTAACGATGCACAAAATAGAGCTGTTGGAACAACAATGGCTATGATGGAAAGAGGATCACGTGTAATGAGTGGAGTACACAAGCGTTGTTACTACGCTATGCGTTTAGAATTTAAAATTTTAGCAAGAATTTGTGGTGAATCTTTACCACCAGTGTATCCATACGATGTTTACGGTGGCCCAAGAGAAATAAAACAGGCAGATTTTGATAACAGAGTAGATATTTTACCTGTTGCAGACCCAAATATCATGTCTATGGCACAAAGAGTAACCTTAGCACAGTCGCAATTACAAATTGCACAGTCAAATCCACAAATGCACAACCTACATGAGGCTTACAGAAGAGTTTATGAGGCACTTGGAACGAAACAAATAGAAGCAATTCTTAAACCACCACCAAGACAGCCTGAACCTTTAGATCCAGCGAAAGAAAATGCTCGTGCATTACAAATGAAACTGTTAACAGCATTTGAATTTCAAGATCATGATGCTCACATTGCTGCTCACATGGCTTTTATGGCAACTAGAATGGTTCAAATTAATCCACAAGTGTACGCATTAATGCAATCACACATATCTGATCACGTTTCATTCAAAGCAAAAGCAGAAGTGAAACAAATGTTGATGCAAAATCCTGAAATGGCACAGATGGCACAACAAGATCCGCAACAATTTGAGATTATGTTCGAAGCAGAGGTCGCAAAAGTGGCTGCAAGGATAACACAAGAGCTTGCACAGACTGAAATGCAGGCAAATGCTGGTAAACAAGACCCACTTATTAGAATTAAACAACAAGAAATTGATTTAAGAGCTATGGATCTTCAAAGAAAAGCAGATGAGACTAAATTTAAAGCTGAACAAGAAAATAATAGAGCTGCAGCACGTCTAGAATTTGATTATGACAGATTAATTCAACAAGATGAGCAATCTGATGAAAGATTAGATGTAGCAAGGCAAAAACTTGAGAAAAAATAATGTCTAGATACCAACTTGGTAACAAAGTTTATAAAAACGCAGCTAGTTATTTAAAAGCAAAGTTGAAAAAATCAGAAAAAAAAATAGAAGCTGATGATATTAAAGAAATTGAACAAATGGCAGATGATTATATTTTAAGTTCAAGTTACAAAACTTCAAAAAAATTTGGTCAAGAGAAAGTAAGATCAAAAGGAAGATACAAAAGACGTAAATGAGAAAAAATAATACAAATGGATTAAGTGGAGGTGTACGTTCGGGTCCACCACCTAAAAGAGGACCTAACCCACAAGGACTAACGCGAAGGAAGTTTAAAAGTGTCGAAAAGTACACCCAAAAACTCATACGCAAGTCTTCCAGAACAATCTAAAATCATTTTTTTAGCTGGAATATTTGACGGAGAAGGATCATTCGGTATCTGGTCAAAAGGTAAAGCAAGAAACAAAGAATTTGCGTGTACAATTGAGATGACTGACAAAGATACGGTGCAAAAATTTGCAGATATGTTTGGTGGTCAGCTTTTTCCTTGCAAAGTTAGAAAGCCACATCACACACCCACCTGGAGATGGAGGCAAAACGGTTACAGGGCTTTTCAAATAATAGATAAAATGATAGAATACATGTCAGAACGAAGACAGGAGAAATACAATGTGGTTAAGTGCGATAAAATTGGCGGCACAAGCAGGTACGCACATCTTCAAAAAACGTCAGGAGACGAAGATGTTGATGGCGGATGCTCAGATGATGCACGCAAGAAAAATGGCCGAGGGCCAGGAACAGTACCAGGGAAAACTTTTAGAAGCTAGACAATCGGACTGGAAGGACGAGGCAGTTTTGATAATTTTAAGTTTGCCCGTGTTGGTGCTCGCTTGGGCAGTCGTATCGGACGATCCGGGAGCTATGGACAAAGTAAAATTGTTCTTCGATATGTTCTCGCAGCTTCCGAGCTGGTTCACAAATTTGTGGATCCTTGTCGTGGCTAGCATTTATGGTATTAAGGGAACTCAGATCTTCAGGAACGGAGGAGCTAAAAAATGAACCTAGCTAGAGATTTACAAAAACAAATAAAAGAAAAAAGAATGAAAGAGTCTGCAATAGCACAACTTAGAAAAAGAAGTAAAGATTCTAATGCAAGACCTAGAGCAGAAAGAAACATGGTTTCAAAAGATGAAAGGATGCAACAGATATGACAAAATTATGTCCTAGAGGAAAGGCTGCAGCCAAAAGAAAATTTAAAGTTTATCCGTCAGCATATGCGAACGCATACGCTAGCAAAATTTGTGCTGGTAAAATAAAAGATCCATCAGGAACTAAAAGAAAAGACTGGGGACCAAAAAAAGCAAAAGTGGGTATGGCTGTTACTGCAGGTGCACAATCAGGTATGGGTAGATTGGAAAAATCTGGAATGACCAAAGCTAAAAAAGGAAAGATGATGATTATGATTGCAATTGGTAAACCTAAGAAAGCTAAAGAAGGTTTATCTGTTAGACCTTATAATCCAAGAGATAAAAAACAAAAAAAAATTACTGATAAACAAAACCCTATTTCTGAATACGATCCTAAAACTAAAAAATTAAAATATACTGCAGCCAACAAGGGTGGTGCAATGAAAATTAAAAAAGTTATTAAAGGATTAAAGAAAGCATCTAAGACACATGCTGCTCAAGCAAGAACTTTAAAAACAATTAAAGTAAGAGGTGGTGGTATGGCAATTCAAGGAATGAATTTTAAAGGTGTTTACTAATGTACAAAAAAGATGGACTAACTAAATGGTTCAAACAAAAATGGGTAGACATTGGAGCAAAGAAAAAAGGTGGCAAATTTCAAGAGTGTGGAAGAAAATCTGCCAGTGGTTCAACAAGGAAGTATCCGAAGTGCGTACCACTTGCAAAAGCCACAGCGATGACAAAGTCGCAAAGGGCCTCTGCTGTTGCCAGAAAAAGGGCAGCAGGTAATACAGGGCCAAAACCAACTAACGTAAGGACATAAAATGAAAATATGGATATGGATAAAAAACTTATTTAAGCCAAAAAGAGTGGCTCCTGATATTACATCAGTTAAACCAAAGGTGGACTTAACAGGTCTTACAAAAGGTGATATAAAGAAGTTAAGAAAACAAGGTAAAATATAATGGCAAACGAAAACGAATATATTGCAACACCTGGAATGACTTCTAAAAAAGGTCCTGTTCAAACAAGAAAAAAACCAGCAAAAAGAATGGACAGAAAACGTTCTGGCCCACCAATGAGACCTAAAGAAGAAATTAAATCATTTGCAGAAGGCGGTTATTGTAGAGGTGGTGGTGCTGCTATTAGAGGCACTAATTTCAAAGGCGTTTTTTAGTTTGCATCCAAATATAAATTAGGATAAGTAATCCTCATGATTGAAGGGGATAGCATCGAATACGAAATTCTCGAAGAAGCTTGCAAGACATTAGGAGATGACTTACTCACAGCAGAAATTGGTGTGAGAAGCGGAAAAGGTTCAAAAGTAATCCTTGATACATTAATTTTCAAAAAACATTGGCACATTGGTATTGATCCTTACGGAAATATTAAATATCGACATTTTGACAGAGATGAAAAAACAAGTTGGAATGGTAACCCAAATCCTCCTGCCTATCCTAATTCAATGAAACAACAGTTAATTAAAGATTTAGATTATCCTAATTTTACTTTGTATCAATTAGGTGATGATGAATTTATGAAAAGATTTGCTGATGGTGTTCCAATTTATAATGAGAAAAAAGAAATAAAAACTAAATATGATTTAGTTCATTTTGATGGACCTCATAGCACAGTAGATGTAATCAAAGAAGCATTATTTTTTGGAGAAAGATCTCACGCAGGAACAGTGTTCGTTTTTGATGACTATCCAAAATATGATATGGATGCTGTTTTAAAAATTATTGTGAATGAATACGGGTTCATGCTTCTTAAACAAGGAACTAATAAAATTTCACTAAAAAGAAATTAATGGATATTGATACAATCTCATTAGTACAAACAGTAGTTAAGAAAAAACTTCATACTCTAAAGCAACACGCTATATATGGTGTTGACACCATGGAGAAACTACAATATGTTAGAGGTCAAATCAGGTCACTAGAGGACCTGCAACAGGATCTTAAAGACCTGCTGACAACAACGGAGTATGAAGATGAACAAGTCCACGGAGACACCGAAACGGACTGAAGCACTACTAGACGCTTATAAGTCAAAAGAAGAAGTAGAGACAGTCCTTGATCCAAAAGCGATCGATAAATCAACATTAGATAAACTACCAACTCCAACTGGTTATAGAATTTTAGTTTTGCCTTATGCAGGACCTAAAAAAACCAAAGGTGGTTTGTGGTTGTCTGATACAACACAAGAAACAATACAAATGACTACAGTGTGTGGTCTTGTGCTAAAAATGGGAGATCTTTGTTATCATGATAAAGAAAAATTCCCAAAAGGCCCATGGTGCAAACTAAATGAATGGATAATTTTTAGTAGGTACGCGGGTTCAAGATTCAAAATAGACGGAGGAGAAGTTAGAGTATTAAATGATGATGAAGTCATTTCTACAATAAGTGATCCGAACGATATTTTGCACCATTATTAAGGAGGACTAAATGGCTGAAGAAAACAAAAATCCAGAAGTTGAAATAGATACAGATGGAGTAAATGAAGAAACAATTACTGTTGATGCACCTAAAGTTTCAACAGAAGCGTTTGAAAAAAAACAAGATGTAGATTTAGGATATGTAGATGTAAGCAATGGTGGAAAAACTGCCAAAGAACTTTTACAAGAAACTAAAGAAGAACCCCAACAGGAGGAAGTAAAAGAAGAAGTCAAGGTTGAAGAGAAAGACGAAGATCCTGGCTTAGCTGAATATTCTGATAAGGTTCAAAAAAGAATAAAAAAATTAACCTTTCAAGCAAAAGAGGCAGAACGTAGAGAAAGAGCTGCTGTTGAATATGCTAAAGGTTTAAAAAACAAATATGAAAGTGTTGAAAAAAAGTTTGAAGAAACTGACACTAACTATTTGAAAGAATACAAAGCGAGAATAGATTCAGAAAGAGACAAAGCAAAAGCTGAATTAAAAGTTGCTTTAGATTCACAAGATACAGATCAAATTTTAGAGGCTCAAGATAAGCTTACTAAATTAGCTGTAGAAAATGAAAAAGTTTCTATGACTTTAGGTGAAAAAGAGTCTAGGAAGAAGGAAATAGAATCACAAGCCGAGCAAACTCAAGAAGCTCCACAACCACAAATAAGCTCTAGGGCACAAGAATGGGCCACAGAAAACGAGTGGTTTGGATCAGACAGAGTTCTTACTTCTGCTGCCATGGGAATACACGAAGACCTTTTGCAGGAGGGAATTGACGCGGAGAGTGATGCCTATTATAATCAAATCAACAAACGTATGAAGGAGTATTTCCCTCAGAAATTTGCCGATGAATCTACTGAAGAAAAAACAAAAGCTGCACCCGTCCA